TTTGTGTATAAAATTACAAATATACAGACTGGAAAGTTCTATATTGGTAAAAAATCTCTCTATTCTAACATTAGAAAGAGATTAACTAAGAAAGAACTAGCAGAATATAGCGGACCAGGCAGAAAGCCTACTAAAAAACTAGTTACATCTGAGTCGAATTGGATGGATTACTGTGGTTCTAACAAGGGAATCTTACAAGAAATTAAAGACTCAGGTACAGATAGCTTCCGTAAAGAAATACTTAAATTCTGCTTTAATAAAAAGCAATTAACCTATTGGGAAGTACATTACCAATGCATAAACGAGGTACTTTTAACAGATAAGTCTTACAACGACAACGTACTTGCTAAATTCTTTAGAAAAGATTTGGTATAATCAGAATAATCTCTTACATTATTCATTAAAGACTGTACATTAATGGAGAATTCACGCCTAGTTTTAGGGCTTTTACATAATGTCTTAGGTAAATCTAAGCCTTCTACTAAGGGAAATCACGCATTTCACTGTCCCTTCTGTAAGCATCATAAGCCAAAGCTTGAGATAGACCCAAAGACCGGGTTTTATCACTGCTGGACTTGTGAACCTGCTACGAAAGGTAGAAACTTAGTGTCTTTACTCAAGAAAGTACAAGCTACATCTACTCAAATTGCTGAAATGAGAAGCTACTTCCCGGGAGGCAAGGGAGAGATAGACGATAAGCAGTACGAAGTAGTAGAATTACCAAAAGAGTTCGTCTCTCTTGTAAAACCTAGTACAAAGCTGACCTATAGACAGGCTAAGTCCTATACTACGGGTAGAGGTATAACAGATACAGACATTATAAAGTATAATATTGGGTACTGTGAAGCAGGAAAGTATAAGAACTCAATAATAGTTCCTTCTTACGACTCAAGAGGTAGATTAAACTACTTTATTTCACGTTCTTTCGAAAAAGATCCAGGAAGAAAGTACAACGCACCTAGTTGCAATAAAAATGAACTAGTAGGTCTAGAGTATTTTATTAACTGGAAGGTACCTGTTGTACTTTGTGAAGGTATTTTTGATGCAATTGCTTTAAAACGTAATGCAATACCTTTATTTGGTAAAAGTATACCTAAAGCTTTAATGATGAAACTTGTACAGAGCGATGTTAAGACTGTATACCTAGCTTTAGATAAAGATGCTTTGAAAGAGGCACTTAAATATGCACAACAATTGATTAATCTCGGTAAGGATGTTTACTTAATTGAATTAAACGGTAAAGATCCATCTGATATAGGGTTTGAAGAAATGACAAAATATTTACATCACGCAAAGCAACTTACATTTGGTGAGTTACTTTTAAAGAAAATGCAATTATGATTATAGAACAACGTTCGGAAGCTTGGTTTGAAATTAGAAAAGCTAAAATAACAAGCTCAGAAATTCATAAAATAATGGGTAGAGGAGATTTTAGTGAAACTGCTAAGACTTACTTACTTGAAAAGGTTTGTGAACTGTATGGAGGTGTTACAGAGCCAGCAGTCGGTGCTGCATTAAATTGGGGTACGGATTTAGAACCAATAGCAATAGACTACTACCAAGAGAAGACAGGTTTAAAGGTAGATAAAGCTTCTTTTATTCCTGCAGGAGATTTTTATGGCGGTTCACCCGACGGTATTATTACTACAGGAGGTATTATAGAAGTAAAGTGTCCTTTTAAATCTGCAAATCACTTTAAACACGGAATGATTAATACAGCGGCTAAGTTTAGAAAGGTAGCACCCAACTACTACTACCAATGTATCTCTAATATGATATGTGCTGAAGCAACATTCTGTGACTTTATTAGCTTTGATCCAAGAGTTCAAGACGACTATAAGATGTTTATATTCAGATTAGAATTAGAGGAAGAGGAAGTTAAGTTTGTTAAAGAGAGAATTGAATTAGCTATAAGATATATGAAAGAGCTTGTATCGGAGATAGAGGCTGCTAAACCTAAGTTACTCTTAGGATAGATATTTATTAGTACTATGATAGATGCTAAAAGAATAGGACAGAGAATTGCCGAAGCTATTGCTAACGAAGCAGGTCCTTGCTTCTACCCAGGCAAATTCAAACCACCACATAAAGGACATTATGCAGCTGCTACTGAACTTGCTCAGAGAGACTATATAAAACAAGTTAATATTATTATAAGCAGAAAGACTATTGACGGTATTACCGCAGAAGATTCGCTTATGATTTGGCATATGTACCTAAGGGCCGAGCCTAATCCAAAGATTACAGTTAAGATTTCAACTGATGAATCTCCAATCCAATCAATTATAAAGTATCTAAAGAATAACCCGACTGTTAATACAGTATACGTTGCAGTAGGAGATGACGAAGTAGATGATGAAGCTTACGGTAATTCGTTACAGCAATCATTCGGTGATAGAGTAAAAGTAATCCCTGTACATGAAAAAGCAGGTGAGATTTCAGCACCTCACGTTAGAAACGTTTTAGCATCAGGTGATTTTGAAGAATTTGCAGAAGCCGTTCCCGAAGCTGCTTATAACAAAGGATTTGCTCCAAAAATATTTAAAATGCTCGGAACAAAAGTAAAAGGAAATGAACCAGAACAGGCTTAGTGTACTAAAAGATTTTATAGGATTTTGTAAAGCAGAATTAAATATTCAGACTCTACCTAAAATTTCTTTGCTTAATGATAAATCTTTTGTTGAGCAGAATAGATCTTTTAGTGAATATAATCCTCAAACTAATGCCATTAAGGTAGTAGCATTAAATAGAAATCTTGCAGACATTTGTAGAAGTCTTGCACACGAATTATGTCATCATAGACAGAATGAATTAGATATGATTTACAACGAAGCAGGCGATACGGGAACTGATATTGAGAATGATGCTAACGCTATGGCGGGTATCCTTATGAGAGATTTCGGTAAGAAAAATGTAGACGTTTACGAGTTAGGAAATCAACTAAACGAAATAGGAGAGGGAACTAAAACTTATTCTTGGAGATTTGACGATGAAGATGCTGACGGTAATTACTTTTATTCTTTCGATACTGAAAAGAGTACTTACACCGTAGGTATAGCTAATTTAGAAGACGGTATGTACGATCTATCGTTTAATACAACTTCACCAGATGGTGATCCTGATGTTAGTTTAGACACTAACGAGGGAGTTCCTTTAAGAGTTTTATCTACCGTTGTAGATATTGCTAGAGACTTTATTCAAAGAACAAATCCCGATACTGTTATCTTTAGACCGATTAAAACTAGAGAAGTAGATAAGCAAGATGATATGCGACGTTATAAACTATACGGTGCTTATATAAGAAAAAATATACCTTCAGAATATAAATTAATAGACTTTGGTGAAACATATAGGATAGTAAAAAAATAAAAATTGTTATGAGTGATCATTTAAAAAAAGAATTTAATCCTCGAGACGTTCAGAGGATGAGAAACATCATTACCGGTCAAGCTGGTGATAGAACTCAAATTCAAACAGGTTGGGAAAGAAATCAAGAAGTACATAAGGAAGGAGACGTTTGGGAAGAGAACGGTAAGAAGTGGACTATTAAGAAGGGTATCAAGCAATCTATAACCAAACTCGACGAAATTAAGAAATTAGTAGTTTTACCGATATCATGTCCGAATTGCGGTAAGATGATGAAAGTAAATGAATATAATAAGAAGATGTGGGCTATTCATCAGAAGTGTTTTGACTGCGTAATTAAAATGGAATCTGAAATTAAACGTCAAGGTAAGTGGGAGGAGTATTCTAGGAACGTAATGAATTTAAATAAAAACGCAGAACTCAATGATTTAGAACAAGCTCTAGAGCAATGGGTCACGGAAAAAGATAGTTTTGTATCAGAAGCAGGCGAAGTAGAAAAATGGGGAGGAGGAGAGAAAACCGCTATATACAAGCAAGTAAAAGAAGAGATTGCTAAACTAAAACAGCGCGATATTTATAATGGAGAAAATATACAAATAGATGTCACAACCTCAGAAGAAAACAAATAAAAGAAGCATTAAAGAGAATATGATGCCTCAACAAAATCCAATGGTTTCTCAAGAACCTTCAATGGATATGCCAATGATGCAGCAAGAACCATCTTGGGATCATCCAGGATGCGATGATAAAATTGGTAAAGTATTCGTAGTATTAAAGCCAAATCCAGGTACATCTCACGAAGACTTAGTACACCAAACACATACCTTTGGTATGGGTCAATTCGATCCAATGAGCGTTCACGGCGTATACGGCGACGAAGAAGAAGCTAATTTAGTAGCTGAAGCTGCAACCAATACCTTCCACAAACACCTTGCTCAAATAGAGAAAAAGAAAGATCACGTAATGAGCGAGATTGAGAAGCATATAGCGAGATTACAAAAAGAAATTAATGTTCATATGAAAGAAGCAACTGATGCACCTGAATTATCAGAAGGTCATCACGGGCTTGCTGAAAAGAAAATGAACATGATTAAAGGGTTACGCGATAAGCATAAAGCTATCAAGGCAACTAAGAAAGAAGTGCCCGAAATAAAAGAAAAATAATGGAAGAATTTGTACAATTAATATCAACTTTGTTAGCTTCTAGAACGCAAGCTCACGTTTTTCACTGGCAAGTTCAAGGAGTAGGCTCTGATGCTGCACACAGAGCATTAGGTACTTACTATGACGAAATTGTGGAGTTATTTGACGGTTTAGTAGAAAGCTTTCAAGGTAGATACGGTATTCAAAGAGGATATACATCACCTGCTTCTTTTAAAGAAGACGGTCAATTCGTATATTACTTTGAAGCTTTATCAATGTACGTAGAAACTATTAGAACTAAGATTCCTCAAGATTCTTACATACAAAACCAAGTTGACGAGATAGTTGACTTAATTGAAACTACCAAGTATAAACTTATAAATCTGAAGTAATGGAAGAAGCAAAGGGTACTTGCTGTGGCAAATGCGGCCACGTTCACGTAAAAGGAACATCATGCCCTAAACCTTTTTCAACAGGTAAAAACCACTGTAGCAGGAGAACTAACGAAATGCATACTATGGCTGACGACAGTGTGGATGAGTTTCAACAAGTACGCGCTGACATAGAAGAAGGATTAGAAGATGCTAAAGATAACCCATGCTGGAGAGGATATCATCCAGTAGGAACTAAGATGAAAGACGGTAGAGAGGTTCCTAATTGCGTACCTACTAGCGAAGGACTATCTCTAGAAGGTCTTTGGGCAAACATTAATGCTAAAAAAGCTCGCGGTGAAAAATCATCACCTAAAGGCTCGAAAGAATACAAAGCAGCTGTTGCTGCGGGTAATAAATTAGACGAAGTAGACGAAATAAATGAATACTGTCCTCAATGTTTAGCGGAATATATAATGGAAAATTACGATAAACTAAACGAAGCAGAGTATCACGGACGTAAAGTTAGCTTAGGTAAGCCTTTCCTAACTCCAGGCGGACCAAAGAAGAGATCAGTATACGTTAAGAATGCTAAAGGAAATGTAATAAAAGTTAACTTTGGCGATCCTAACATGAGAATAAAAAAATCAATTCCTGCCCGCAGGAAGAGTTATAGAGCAAGACATCACTGTGAAAACCCAGGACCTAGGACGAAAGCTAACTACTGGTCGTGTAGAGCGTGGTAAAGTTAATAGACATAGTAACAGAGATCAAAGAAGGAATTGACGATCCAGTTAAACCTGGTATCTTAAAGAATAGATTAGGTAAACTTTCATGTAGTCGAGTGAGATCTGCAAAGAGTAAGCTAAAAAATAAAGGTACGCATTATGCAAAAGCATTACAAAGATATTTAAATTACCACTGTTAAAATGATTAAATTAAAAGACTTATTACCAGAATGTGAAAACTGCGGACGTGATTGGAATCATGGTCAAGATCATGAGGGTTCAATGGCTCACGGAGAAATTAAAGATGCTATTTCAAATGCGTCTAAAATTCAAAGCATGATGGGTGAGAATGATAACCTACCAGGATGGGTTTCTTCTTATATTACACTTGCTTCTGACTATTTACATTCAGTTGCTGAATACATGGCAGGTCAATCTCAAGAAATGACCCAGCAACCAGGACCAGGATTTGGTATGGAAGAGGCTAGAGGCGATAAGGGAAGACAGCATAGTGCAAAGAGTAGAGATTATGGTTTACCGTACACTCCAAAGACAGATTATAGAGTAGGAGAGAAGTTTCACCACAGTCAATACGGTACAGGAGAAATTATTAAAGTAGAGCCTATTGCTCCTAAAGATCAAGCTTTAGAAGGCGGCGCTACAATATTTGTTAAGTTTATTGTTAAGGATGAACAGGGTAATAACGTGATTAAAAACGTTAAATTAGTAGCTAAGGTAATAAAGCCTGAAATGAGAGAAGCTAAAAAACCTTCTGCTGGATTGAGTAAAGAAAAAAAATCTGATATAGTTAAAAAAGCGCAAGCAGGTAAGGATATTGGCAAAAAAGGTAAGGGTTTTGAGAAAATAGAAAAAGCAGCAGGCGGTGGTGAGAAAGGAAAAAAAATCGCAGCAGCAGCAATGTGGAAAAACGCTAAACGATAAAACTAATAAAAATGAACTTAGACAAATTAAAAGGACACGTTCCAGATACAGTAATTGCACAAATTCCTAGCATTCAAGATAAATTTGAAATTAATACTCCAATTCGTTTAGCTCATTTTCTTGCACAATGCGGACATGAATCAGGCGGCTTTAAGTTAGTTCAAGAGAATTTAAATTATGGAGCTAAAGGATTATTAGGTATATTTCCTAAATACTTTGATACTGGAACAGCTGCTGCATATGAAAGAAAACCTGAAAAGATTGCTAACGTAGTGTATGCAAGCAGAATGGGAAATGGAGATAAAGCATCAGGCGATGGTTGGAAGTTTCACGGTCGTGGTTTTATTCAATTAACAGGACACGATAATTATAAAGCATTTAGTGCTGCTATAAACGAAGACTGCGTAGCTAATCCAGACTTAGTTGCTACAAAGTATCCTTTAGCATCTGCTGCATGGTTTTTTCACAAGAATGGCTTACATAAAATTGCTGATGAAGGAGCTACTGATGCAGTTGTAACTAAAGTAACTAAAAGGGTTAACGGAGGTACAATTGGATTAGATGATCGTATCAAGCATTTCAAAGAATTTCATACATTATTAGCATAATATGGCAACAAGTAAAGAAATAATAAGGAGACTTATTTTAAAAGAAGTAGAGAGAATGGAACCAAGCGTACAATCGTTTGAGGACGATCCAATTAACTTCTTATTAATGAAATATCCTACTTTAAAGGCAACTTTAGAGATGTTGATGACTCCTGCTTACAAAGATTACATTACAGGGATTTATATTTTAGCTCCTAAACCAACTACGTTTAAGATTGTATTGCATAATGGCCAGTTTTTTACTTTAACTTTCCTAGGCAAAGTGTATGAAGCAACTATAGCAGGAAAAAAATTCTACTTACAGACAGTAGGTGAAAGAGAAAGAGCAGTAAATGCTATAGCAAGATTACTTTCTATGGGAAATCCAATTAAAACAAAGGGAGCAGATGGAGAAGAGCAGACAGCTAGCGAAGGTGAAGAACCAGAGGAAGCTGGTGATGAATCAGCTCCAGCAGAGGAAGAAGCAGAAGAAACAGAATCATAAAAATCTATAAAAATACTATAAGACCCGGCACTAAGCCGGGTTTTTTGTTGGAAATACGAAATATTTTTATTATATTCTACATAAATAAACAATATGAGAACAAGAAGTATTATAAAAAAAATAAAAACTGTATGTGGTAAGGAATTATCCTATTTAGAGACTACAGGAGAACCTAACAAGATGCATAGTACAGAGGGTCCTGCTATCATTTATGCTGTAGAGGAAAAGAAAGCTCCTGAATACTATTTATTCGGTATTAAATACTCAAAATTAGAGTGGAAGAGCTTATTATCTCAAAATAAGCCAATGGCTATAGACAATGCAATGGGCTTTAATTCCTTATATTAAACTATTTATTAACAAAATAGTAACATGGTGTTTAATATACAGAAGTTCTTATCTGAGAACAAATTAACAGGTCAATCTCAAATGAGAGAAGACGATAATACTGGTTTAACTATGCCAGTTGGTGATGATGAAGAGATGTTTGGCGACGAAGAGGAAGACGATTGGAATAAAGCAGAACCAGATACTTCTGCCGAATTTGAAAAAGAACCAACTACAAGAGACGTTAAGCAGAATGATGCATCTTTAACGGGTATTCATAAAAAACAAGCTCAATTACAAGACTTAGAGATGCAAAAGGATCAATTACTTATGCAGCTAAAAAGTAATATAATTGGACTAGATCAATATAAGCAAGCAATTGGTAATATACCAATGCAAATCAAAAAACTAAGAGCTGACATAGATCAAGCTATGA